ATCCACGACCTTACAGAACCAGTCATATAGAGTCTTGTAGGCGTCGCCAAGGGCAGTACGAACCTTGCACACTCCTTTGCCACTCCCTTCTCCAGAAGGCGATTGTAGAGGCGTAGACCCTGCTCAAAATGAACGCGGATGTCCTCTGTCAGAGTCAGTTTCAGATAATCAGGAATGTCGTCGATACTGTTCTGACGATTCTTTGTATCTTGTCTACGAAGTTCAGGAAGAGGAATAGTTTTGTTTAGAAGATTCGTATCAGCATACCGTTGCGAAAATTCCTGATATGTGAACGAACGATGGCGAAGGATTTGAGCTGCCAGTCCACGAGTAGTATTAATTTCAACAGTCATACTGGATTGTTCGAAGATACTCCAGTGCTGATGCTGAATACAATACTTAAGTAGTCCAGAGAACTTTTCATTCTCCTGATTTGCAGGGTTACTTACGCGAGCACAATATGCCATGTGCTTTTCTGCGTCAGGAGTAACACTAATGAGTTTTACTTCTGGTTTCATAAACTCAAAGTCATCGTACATTGTATTCATCTTCCTCGTCATAAAATACTTCGTCGTAATCAGTTAAAAAAGTTTTAATCTCCTCATAGGCAGGATCTTTAACCTCAGTTTCAGTCTCAGGTTCAATCTCTGCCTTTAAACATTCTACCAGAGACTCAAGGTTTCTGACAATTAGCTTAAGCTTTTCTCTATCCATTTTTATCAACCTCGACAAAGGTATTATAGACAAAAAAAAGAGGAGTGTCAAGCACTCCTCCAAATCATTTTGCTGCTACCAGAGTAGCAAGAGATGCCTTACGACGCCTCTCTTCTTTTTGCTTCTGCTCTTTAATGAGTTGAAGTACATTGAGTTTTTTCATCACTTGTGTCCCTCCTTTACGAACTTAACACCACGATAGGTTTCATTGTATTGTTGGGGTTGCTGCATCATTTGTTGTTGATACTCAAGGCGCTTTTGAGTATCGTATTCAACTCCTCTGTAAATAATTTTTGCCATTGAATTTCTCCTAAAGAAATGAGAGTTTTAATTCCCGTTCCTTTGGGCGGCGTTTCCGTTCGCTATTCGGAAATAGCGAATGAACGATAATGCGTTCCGCGTCGTCCTACTTGCGTCGCATAATGCGATGAACGTAAGGTCATTATAGACCTGTTAGTATAGTTATGCAAAAACTTTTGTAACTTTTGTTACACTTTAATCTCTTTGTCTCCAATCCTCTGGTTTATCTCCGGTGAAAAAATCAATGATATCATCAGCACCATTAAACCTTGTTCTATGATTAGATGGATCTGGGTCTCCCAAGTCCAATGCATTCATAAAATCATCAAGTCCACCTTCCTGCATATCAGGATTAGATGCTCGGCGTCTTGCTTGTCTTAAAAGTGTTGCGGCAGAACGATTTGCTTTTGCAAGTTTCTCTGCCCAAATCATATCACTTAATTCTACAGGTTCTGCCTTCACAATACTTTCACAGATTGCTTCAAGACGTAGACGATATTGTGTAGAGAGCATATACTTCTCCGGATATAGTGTATTTATTTTATCGCTCAATATAACTTAAAGTATGAGTTTGAGCAAAAAGTTGTTCAATAATCATATCGCAACCAATTTTAGGATTACAATCTCCACAGGTATAAACATCCACTGCTGCTTTACCTTCTTCTGGCCATGTATGAATGCTGATATGACTTTCGGATAGCAAACATATAACGGTGACTCCCTGCGGATCAAACTTTTTCGAAATTGTTTGAACTACAGTAGCGCCACTTGCAACTGCTGCGTTTTCTAGTAAGTCTATAAGACAACGCTCGTCGTCCAAAAGGACAAACGAGCATCCATACAAGTTAAGTAGATAATGCTTTCCCATTTTACAGTGGATTTTCCTCCGCTTCCTTTACCAATGAACTCACAATCTCTTCTGTGCCGTCTATTGTTTTAATAGCGAACAGAGATGACTTTTGATATTTTTTAATTCTTTTGTACTGCTTAATCACATGATCAATATTATCCAAATCAATTGTAATTTTTGCGTCTTTACCAACTCTATTTTCGCTGGGAGACCCACCAAATCCTGCACTCATTTTCTCTTCTTTTTCTCAGGTTGTTTATAACCCCAAAGTTTGGGATTCACTCTTCCATATCCAAAATCAATTTTTTGTACTGAACCTGGACCATATTTATCATAGTACATGTCAAAAAGATTTACTCGCTTTGAGCAACGAGTTAGGTCAATATGTTCTTCTTCATCTACAACATACCAAATTAAATATGCATCACTTGGAAATGAAGAATCTTTTGCTTTTTCTAAAGTAGTTTTTTCTAAAAGAATTTCGCACCCATACTCATGTGGCAGAACTCTATTAATTTTAGTTTTGTTTTCTGCCATTTTCTTTTTTTCTCCTACTACTGCACTCATGAACGATTACCCCATTGAATATCAGGATATGCTTCCTTGACGTTTTCATGAGTTATTTTGTATTTAGTTTGGAGTTTTTTGTCTTTTGTAAGAACCAACACCTCTGCTTCTTTAGGGTGAAGTCCTTCCAAAATATTGATAAACATAGTTTCTCTTCGCAAAGAACTTAATCCATCATTACCACCTTTTACAAAATTATAAAACATATGATATTCCTTTCGAATAGAAGATCTACCTTGATCCATAGATCCTAAAGAATTACTTTTAAGTTCACCCATCTTTGATACTGCATCTTCTATTTTTTCACTCAAAGTTCCACTATAAGAAGTCTGTTCGCCAGCACTTGCGTATGGAACGTCACCTTCAGGGAGTAGAGAAATTATAGATTCATCAAAATTCCAGATTAAAACCGTTTTGAGTGAATCATGTTCATATGATTTAAGAATTTCCACTTTTTTTGCATTTGATCTTTGCTTTGATGCTAGTTCTAGAATCTCAAATACAAAAGGGTTTGTTGGAAGAGTCTCAATTTGGTTTTCAGTCTTTGTCCTCTTCGTCTTCGTCGTAGTCATAATCGTAATCGTTTTCAAATCGTACAGATACTATTTCGTCAGGTATCACCTGTCCATTTTCGTCAAAAAACTCTGGATGCAAATATGGAGGTCTTGATTCCAACAAATGTCTGTAGGTTAACCATCCAATTATACCTCCTACCATAAAAAAAAGCAATGTGAACATCGTAACAAATGTTATTACATATGCTGTTTCCATTTTCCTTCTCCAGAGAGTTTATTTTTTCCTAATATCAAAATGAAATTCTATAAAGAAATGAAACTCTCTACGAAAGAGAGAAATCATTTTACCAAACTTCACTTGAAAAGTCTTTGGTTTTTCTGATTTCTTCCTCCTATTCCTAAGTAATAACTCAACACCTCTATTAATTTGAGGTTCTGATTTATTTAGTTTGCTTCTTTCTTCTTCCTGGCCTTTTGTCATGACTATATCTCCAGGCATCCTCAAGAATACCGTGTAGGTAATTTCTTATTTTTCTTGCTTGTGGTTTTGGAATATGACCATATCCCTCACGAAGTTGTTTATGAATTTCATCTGATCCACCCTCAAGATAATCGTCTAAATCCATTACAAGATTACTAATTTCGTTTGCAGTACAACTTTCAATAAACTGTTCTACTTCAACTTTTTTAGTTCCACGAACTTTTAAATAATCATAAAACTTCAAAACAAATTGTCCATTAAAGGCATAGTCAATTGCTTTTTCTACATCGCTGTAAACTTCGTGAAGATTATTATTCATTAAACTAAATTTTGCTCCTTTAGATATTGAACAGTATCTGTACATCCACCAATGTGTTGATCATTTACAATCACTTGAGGGAAGGTAGAACCTTCTCCAAACTCAGCATAGAACTCATCGCGAGTAAAATCCATATTCAATTTATATACTACATGTTGTAGTTGTGCCAAATCTAGCACTTGCTGAACTTTTGTGCAATATGGGCAACCATCTTTTGAATAAACTGTGAACTTCATAATTCTTTATAAAACTGAAAGTTATTTAGCATTAACTGGAACCCCTTGTCCTTCAGGCAACCATACTTGTTGCTGAAGTTGTATTGGAGGTAGTTCTTCTTTTCCAGAAGGTAATCCTTGTTGTCCCGGAAGTTGTTTATCTGTTATTGATGTTACTGTAATGATCTGATCTAAAATAAACTTCTGTTTTCTATAACTTCTTTTATCAGGATCAAAACCAATCAACATGAGGGCATCATTTTCTTCGCCACAGTGAGCAATCACTCTACCCGTGGTCTTGTCCGTCACCACCCAATAATCATACATTCTTTTTCTTCTGACTTTTAGTATTATAGGTTTCTTTTGCTGGTCTGTAAAGATTTGGCCAAGTATCTCTAATGATCTCTGCTAGTTTATATGGAGTTGTTGAAGTAATCATTTCAAGATCTATTAGGAACATAATCCATATCTTCAACGAGGGTGTCTAACATTGCTCCATATTCTTTAAATCTTTTATCACCAGCAACAAAACATCTTTGACGCATCCAAAGAGCATCCGCAAGAAGTTTAATTTGGTCTTCTGAAAGCGATAAGATTTTCATAGTTTTAAGTCAACTTTCTTATGTATAAATGTCTCAATATCTAATATTTTTTCTTGGGCGATATGCATAAAGATTAGTTGGTTTTGGCGGTGCCATCCATTCTTCTATTATATCAAATTTATTCTCACAATAAAAGTCCTGTTGAACATACCACAACTTCCAGTGTTCATGTCCCTTAGATTGATTACAAGATTTACAGCAACATACTACATTTCTTGTAATATCTAATCCACCTTTTGATTGTGGTATAACATGGTCCAAAGTCAAATCTTCTTCTGAACCACAATAAGCACATTTATGATCCCAACTTTCTTTTATTTGTTTTCTCCATAATCGTTTTGCTTCTGATTGACTTGTTGCGTGTAGATTGAACAAGTATTCTTGAGGCGACTGGAGAGGTCCCATAAGTGCTTGCGACTTATGAGTATTTATTTCACAGATCTTATATGATGGACAGTATAAACATAATGATTCCAAAGAGTTGAAAAAGGAAGAGAATGAGGA